TTTTTCCTGCAATTCAGGAAAGTATTTAACCAAGGTTTTTTCACCTAAACCTTCAATTCCATCGATGTTATCTGATTTATCACCTGTAAACACTTTACAGGGTAAAACATTTTGATGTAATATCTCAACCTTATTGATGGTTATCTTATCACCAAATTTATAATAATGTTTATTGATTGGTGAGAATATTGTAACATTCTCACTTATTAATTGTGTTAAATCCTTATCCGCGGAAAATATAATAATTTTCTCATCTTTAGCGATTTTACAATAATACGCAATAAGGTCATCTGCCTCGTTATCGTGCATCTCAACTTGCCTAACAAATACTTCTTCCAGATATTGTTTAACACGAGACATTTGGGTGAGGTATGATTCGTACTTAAACTCATTCATACCATCAACTCTTCTATTCTCTTTATATTGTGGGTATAATTTTTTTCTTGCGGATGAGTTTGAATCTCCATCCCAAAATACAACCACCTTATCGTGATTATGCTCCTCCAAGAATCGTCTCAAAGTATTAATGAAGTGATATACCCCACCAACATGAGAACCATCGTTAAAGAGCTCCTTTACACCGTGGAACCCTATTTTAAATAAGTTGTTTCCGTCTACTAATAATGTCTTAATCACAAACGTGATTTAAAGTGTGAATAAAATTTTGTTTCCTTTTCTAATATTATCTTCAAACCATAAAGGTTGTAAATTAGTATAATGACATAATTTGTAAACTTCATCTTCTGTTTTTGCTGAAGATAATGGAATAATATGGTCAATATGCCATTTATCTCTATTTTCCCAAGTCATTCCAGTTACAAATTGTTTTTCTAAATATTCTTTCAAAAATTCAGGAGAACATCCAACAATATCAAATGTTTTATTTTTTTTGGTTATTTCAAAAATATTTAAATATTTCCATATTCTACATCTCATTCTATTCATTAGATTAAAAATAGGGTCACTATTTCTTCGTTCTTTTCTTTGTTCCCACTTTCTTGGTTTATAATTTTTCCGATATTCTTTTCTTTTTTCAGGATTATTATTTAACCAATCTATACGTAATTCGTTTAATTTTTTTGAATTTTCCAATCTGTATTTTTTATGTCGATTGTAAACCCATTCAGGATTTTTTTTAGTCCAATTTCGTGTCAATTCTAAAACTTTTTCAGGATTATTTTTACGATAATCTACCGACCTTTTATTATTACACTCTTTACAAGAATACAATAACCCATCTTTAGAAGATTTTAACTTACCAAACTCACAAACATTTTTTTCTTTACTACACTTGCTACAAACTTTTGTCTCCATTTTTAATATACTCTTTTAACAACTTATTAACAAGAGAAGATAAGTTTATAGATTTATCTTTAAAGTATTGAGGTAATTCAGGGTCAATAGACACCGCTAACTTTACTTTCTTTTTTTCATCTTCAACTTTTTTTCTTCCCATATTAATAAATATCAACAAATCTTGTAAAAGTATAATTATTTATATCTTTTATTCAGTAATCTCATCTTCAGTTTCCTCAAGTTTAATTTCACCCGTTCCTGATAAGATACCGTTCCAATATTGAGAATATTCTTTCTTATATGCATCCAGAGCCTCTTTAGTATCCTCAATATACCCTTGTGGTACTGCAATTAATTTACCGTCACTATAACCTAAACCATTCACATGGTTCTTTAAAATTGAAATCTTAGTTCTGATAGCATATCTTATGGTTCTTCCTCCTTTGGTTGCTGTGATGTGGTTAATACCAGCCTTCTTTTGGTTACCGAATAAAAAAACTATTGAGGATGCTAACCATACCGCTTCTCCTCCCTTAGCCTTAATTTCAGGTTGTCCAAATGGATTATCTGGTAGTTCAACCCAAGGTTGGTTTACCACAACTAATGTATTGTAATGGGGATAATCTTCTTTTTTTGATTTAGAAATTCTTGAATGAATACCCATACCTATTTTATCAGCAAGAACTGCGGCCGAATGCATTTTTCCACCTTTACCTTCAAAAGTCATTTTACAAGGAATAGAACCAACTGAATCCCAAAGAAATAGAATAGATTGTTCTATCTCTCCTTTTTCTTGTGCATCCAATACTTCGTTGATAAAATCAGTAACTTGTTCGATATAGTCGAATCCATCGTTAAAGATGAAATCACCATCCCATTCACCATCTGAATTCTTTTTAGCGTCCAATCCTAATTCAACGGCATGTTCCCAGCTCCATTTCTTTTCAGTAATAATAAAGACAGGTAAATGACCTTTCTTCTGAGCGTCTGCGGCGGCTAAAATCATAGCGGTTGTTTTAGAACTATTACTATGTCCCAAGAACATATTAATACCACCCATAATAGGTCCCGGTAATCCACTTGCATTTAAGAACGCCTCACCACAATTGTAATAACTTGTTTCTTTATATTTTGTTTTAGTTGAGAACTTATCTTTAAATCCTCCTCCGCTACTTTCTTTCTTCTTGATTGCCATCTTCAATTTTTTTAATTATTGGTATTTTATTTGTTTTTTGGCGAGAATACCACTTATCATCTTCTTCATAAAGAACTCCTATTTCTTCTTCATGAAAAGTTATAATTCTAAGATTTAGTTCTCCTTCTTCAGATTCTTCCTGAATCATTCCAAACAATACAGTATCACCTATCTGTTTTGGTCTACCAGACGCGTATCCTTTTTCTTTTAACTGACTTAGAATTTCATAAGATAATGTTTTATTGTCTCTTAACTGTAGGTCAATTTCCTCTTTAAATGTCATAAATTAAAATTAAGGGCAAGACATTTAATCTCGCCCGTTATAGATTAGAACGGAAGGTCTCCGTCTGGTTCGTCATTAGCTTGTGGGTCAACAACAGGTTCTGCAGCTTTTTTACTACTACCACCCATAGATGTTGTAGATTCGGTTGAATCTCCGTAAACATATCCACCCTTATCGTTATCCCATTTTGGTGTTTCTCCGCGAGCAATCGCTTCAAGATATTCAACAGGTTTTTTAGAATAAACATCTAACCAAGTCAACTCATCATTAATCCAAGCGTTAGCTTGTTCTTTTTCTTCGTGAACAGGAGCTGGGTCGTCATACATAATTGTTGATACACTTGTATATTCTTTACCTGCAGGTGTTTTAGATTTTGTCAATTCGATGATAAGGTCACGTCCTTTTTCAGGGTCAGTAATATCACCTTTGTTTCTCCAAATCGGAATGATTTTATCCAAGATACCATCATTCTTATAGTTGTGTTTGAATCTCCAAAACTTTGGACCATCTTCTTCGCGGTCACGGTCGATAACCTTTACGATATAAAACTTACGAGATTTGTACTGTTTTGCAAGTTCTTTATCTGACTCTTTACCTGTAGACATCAACTCTTCATATACCTCATTCAAAGGTGAACGTTCGTTGTCATTTTTTCCTGGATCGTAGAACTTTTGCCACTGACCTCCAACTTGGATTTCGTGATACCAAGCCTCTTTAAATGGTGAGGATCCATCTGTTGTAGGAAGAATTCTAATTCTTCTCTGACCTGATTTCTCTTTATCTCCGAGGATTAAAGCGAAATACTTTTTCATTCTTTCGTCTTGCGACATTTTTCCTTGGGCCCCGCCCCCTTGTTGACTTTTTTCGTACTGTGCCAATACGGCGTCTAATGAACTCATCATAGTTTTTATTATTTAAATTGTTAGATTGAATTAAAAATATAATTGATATATGGTCGTATGTCAAATAAAAAGGGTCATCGTTTTTGATGACCCTTTAATTATTTTTTTTTATTATTTTAATAAGTCTTGTATTCTCCATCGTCATTACTTGATGGTGAGAAAGAACTTTTGATTTCACTAGGATTAATATCCGTAACTTCATCAGTTGTTAAAACATAATCATTTTTTCCCGTCTTTTCCATATCGTCTTGTTTATCTTCAAAAAAATCTGAAAGTTTTTGATTAAAAGGATATGAATCATATGTTCTTAATTCTAATTTTTCTTGAGGTGTTTTTTCTCTGTATTTTTCAATCTTATTTTCAAGTGTGTTTAACTTGTTCATGATTTGATCCATTTCACCTAACTTAGATTGTAATGTTTCTAACTGATTAAAAAGATTACTAAAATATTCTTCTTGTTTAGATTCAATATTTTTTTGAGAATCCACTAAATCAGTAATTTCTAATTCTTCGGTTCCGCCTTCGGTATCTTTAGTTTTTTCATCAGAGTTTCCTTCGTCGTCTAATTTTTCAACATCAGGGTCGTTTTCAACATCAATTTTTTCAGGTTCTGCAACAGGTAATCCTTCTGTTGGTGGTGGGGGTACTGCGCCTGCATCTGCTGGTGGTGGAGGTGCTAACGCCCCTAAATCTTCAGTAGGTAATGTCTCGGTTTGTTCTATAATGTATTTGTTAATAGTTCTATATCTTTCGATTTCACTAATAATTTTTTTATCTAAACTCATTTTATTATCCGTTTAAAAGTGTTTTTATTCCTTTGGCAGTCTCAACTCTAACCTTTCTATTTATAGTTGTTTGGTGTCCGGCTCTTTCAATAAGTCCGTCTCTTTCTCTAACCGTGTAACAATCGCCAGTATCTAAATCACAAACTTGTTTAGTACCGTCTCCGTTATCTTCCTCAGAATATCTTGTAGATTTTCCAAGGTAATTATTCAATGTTGATTTTAAATCCATAAAAATCTTTTTATATAAATATACATTCACTTACAAATATCATGGTATTACGGTGAACTTATTGTTTACTCCGCTTGTTACAACACCATGTGATGTTGTTATTTCAATTAAACCAGGATTATTTGCCGCTAATATTCCTGATGGTACTGATATTTTAATTTGATTGTCTCCAATAACTGTCAATCCTTGAACAGGTACAGGGGCTCCGTTTATTTTTGCAGATGTTGTAAAATCTAATCCAGACCCATTAACAGTGACTATTGTACCAACTTTCCCTGATTTAGGAGTAAATGATGTTATTGTTGGTGGTGGACATACAACAATCGTAGATTGTGCCGGTGTTGGAGTTACGTTAGGTGGTAGTGGTGATGTTTTAGGATTAACAAAATTATAAAGCCCCACACTTTCCGCAGAAATAATTGCATTTGTTAAGGTTTCTTTAAGTTTTGTAAATTCATTAACATGCGAATTATAATACTCTACAGATATATTATCTGTTGGGAAGAAGCAAGCATAAAATCTAGCTAATCCCATAGATGGTTCTAATATTTGACTAACTCTATCCTTTAATTTTGCAACCATAAAGTCCATAAATGTTGAATTACTTTCAAAATGGGCGATAGGTTGTGAGACCTCTTTTGTTGATGTGGTTCCAATCTTCATACAAGAATATGTTGGTACTAACATAGTTGTTAATGGGTCGTAATTCGCGTTTAATGTTATTGTTGCAAAATTTGAATTATTTGCATAGAACACATTATCTTTAAATGTTCTAATGTAACAATAACAATAAATTATAGTTTGAAGTTCTTTATTCTTTGTTTTAGAAACAATCAAGTCCTTCAATTGTTTAGGTGTTAATTTATCGCTACGAGCAGGTGCTTCTGAGAATATAGAATAAGTTGGCGATAGGTTTGCTCTACAACTATTTTCAGCGGCCTTACTACTACCTGCGGATTGTTGTATATTCGCACTCTTGGCATTATTTGTGGTTGATGTATTTGCTGGTGTGTCTTTCTTAGTCACAACTAATGCCTCTATCTTACTTAATAAATTTTGATTGATGCTTTGTAAAAATTTATCAATTGTTGGTAAATCATAAAACCCTTGTCTAATTCCAACAAAGTTGGTTTGGAAGTTACCTGCAGTTATTGTATGTGTAACATCAGTTATCATGTAAGGTCCGTAAAACATTGGTACGTGTCTCAAATTAAAATACATTGTTGGTTGTATTAGAGCATTACCCAGACAAGTAACATTACAAGTGTAACTCATACGTTTATATAAATTATATAAACTATTATTTTGTGTTGTTACATTCCTACCATTTGCTTGGTCTACCATATCAACTTGAGCCTGTATTGATTCTGAGGTAGCTTTGCCTGTATTCATATCCACGGCAAATGAATAGAATATATTTTGATTTCTTATACCAATATCAACATTAAATCCAACACATCTATTTGATAGTGCGAAATCCGTTTTACCTTGTAAATTTTCAATTAACGGACATTCAGACGCCCTATGAATATCAAAACCATCATTTCTAAATCTAAAATTACCTTTAGGTAAATCCAAATAAGCTGAAGGTAATCCAACATAAAAACAAACTAATTTCGGGCCTGATGCTCTATAGTCTACATCTAAGAATGTCCCCCACATATTATTAGCAAACTCCAAAGAACCTTCCGCCTTTCTATTACTTAACCCACTAACATCTTGTACATTATAAAAATTGGTATAAGCCGGTAGTGGCATCACATTAAAATTATTCTTAATTAATATTCCACTAATCAACGTAAACACACTCATTTGCATATTAAGTGCATTTTCATTAATCATATTTTGTAAATCAAAAATATCTAATAAAATTTTATCACCAATATTTCTAGATGCCCTATCTAAAAACATGATGTCTTCAAATAATGTTTTTTCTTTATAATCAGAACCTGCAATCCATTTATCATTTAACGCTTTGAACACCTCATAATTCTCGATCTTACTTTGATTACCATCAATAATTGTCTGTAATGTTTTTTCAGGTAATTGTTGTTGATATGGTAAATCTTTTTGTACTCTTACCATTACAGTATTTAAAAAATTATTTTGTAACGTATTCATTCCCTCGATATATGACCCTAATGCTGTGACAAATGAATTGTTATTTAATTTAATATTCTGTTGTTTTTGTGTTGCATACATTTTAATTAATGGTGCACATAATGTAATGTTTGAAGTACTGAACTTAATATTATTATCAATAAAAAAATCGGTAATATATGAACCATTACTTGTATATTCTAATCCACTAATAGTTGAAAACCCTACCTCAAGCTCTAACGCTCTCCACTCATTAGGGTATACTTGTTTTGATTGGCTTAATGTTGTAATACCTCCTTTAGATGGTAATGAATTTTTTACATATGGTTCAAAATTAATTGGGTCTGTTACCGCCTGTGCGGTACGTCCCCAAGATAAGAATGAATCAAATACCCTTCTCCTATAGTTAGATGGATTTCCGTATCTTAATATCACATCATACTCCATAAAAGATTTTATACCATTTGAAAAAGTCCCAAGTTGTTGTGTCATAATAGTATTGTAATACCCTTGGTTAGTGGTTACCGAATCGCCAGGATTTACAACCATTAAAGACCTCATAAGTAATTGGAAATTCTTAAAGTTCTTATCAATATCTGAAGGAACAACCCCAATACCAAATGTTTGGTTCCCTAAATCAATATTAGTTGCTGGTTTTGAAAATTTCAAAAAGGCGTCTTCAAATTGGTCTAAAATACTCTTCTCAAATACAGAAAATACTTCTTCAATCTTAGAATAAGTGTCTCCACTTAAAAGATGCATTGGAGATTGAGATGTTGTTGTCGGATTAATGAAATTCATATATGCGTCTGGTTGCGGAAGTCTTGATTGTGTATTATCAAAATATCCGTAGTTAGGTGCCGCCCAAAGGAGTCTAACACTACCATTATACATTTGTTTGTTGTTTGTTAAATCAACGACTGTTGAACCATTATTAATACACTCAACACTTGTTTGATTTATGTTAGAACCAAATGATGGTACTATAAAATAAGGTGCGAGTTTTGAATTATTCGCAGGAGGACAATTATCCTGTCCCGTTGTTGAATTAAGAATTTTTTCAGGTATTAAAACTGAATATGGTGTGACATTTAAATTAACTCCGTTTTGTTTAACTAAAGTGATATTGGAATCGCCTAAATTAAAAACTCTCATACCTCTATTAACACTTTTCTGTATCTCTTCATTAGTATAGTTAATATACAAATCATATCCGTTATAAAAATAGTTAAAGTCATTAATAGTTTTAGGATAAAACCCTGGTTGAATATTAATTAAATCAGGTGTGACACTTTGTAGAGTAATATTATAAGAAGCATTGTTCTGTGTAAAACTATATGTTTCTGACGTTGACTTTGTTATTGGACTATAGTTTGAAGTATAATCGTAGTTAGTCCATGCTGTTGATAGTATATCGACATTTGACTCTTTATATTTTTTATATCTGTGCCATATAGAACCGAACTTTAGAACCCAAGCGTAAGGCATTTTATGTATTGCGCCAAATTTTTTAAGACACGAAGCGATGTAAGGTAAATCATCCAATCCACCATTTGTCTTATATCTTTCCCTTAAAGACGCAAGAGGTAATGAATTTAAAAACAAATAGGCGGCCTGAATATAAGGATATGCATCGTCTTTTCTTTCATTATAAACACCGTTTTGAATTGCATTAATAAAATATGGTGTGTTTAATATTGATGTTGTTACTTTTTCAGGTAATGAATTAACTACTGGTGGTACATTTTGTAAATACCCTTCTGTTGGTACAAACTTATTAGGTGTTCTATTAAAATAAAAAGTATATAAAGTTTCGGTTGCAGTTGTTGGTGCGGTAGCAACCGTTGGTACACTAACATTTAAGTATGAGAAATTTGTAACAGGTCTATTAACTGAATAGTTGTAAATGTCATTAAAATTTGAAACGACATTTCTTTCTTTAAAAATTTGTAAAACTGGTGATGTATTATAAACATCATTACCTGTACTTTTACTCGCTAAACTTAAATTATTAGAATTCCAAATAGGTACAGTAAATGGATATGTATCAACAATTAATGGTTCATTCGGTGAGCTCTTTACAAGCTGTGCAAGTCCTTCCGATTTTGGACTATTCTGTGGAATTTTTCCAATATCATTAACACTCAAAATACTAAAAGGGTTGTCAACTAAACTTCTAATATATGGCGTAATAAAAAAGTCTCTAATGTAATCTTGATACGCTTTACCTGTACCAAAATTAGAAATCTCATTCAAAAATGCGGGATACGTTGTTGAATTTAACAATAATGTTTTTAATTTTGACGTAATGTAAGGTGAGCTAACACCTAAACTATTTGTGATATTTTGTGCTTCTGCTTCAACATTTAAATTAAGAATTTGATTAGTTAGATTAGCATCTCCATTAACCCTATTAAATCCCGAATAATGAGATGTTAAAAATTGTCTTTCCCATATCTCATAGAAAAATTTTATTTCTTCTTTATTAACATAGGCAATACCGGCCTCAGGATATTCTATCGCATTTATATTAATGATATTTGTAACTTGATCACTATCTAATGGAGGTGCAGCTAAAGGTGCTATAAATTTTGCATTCAATCCTCTCATATATTCTTCAACAAATTCCACTTCAGGCCATTTAACAAAATCCCATCCTTGAGTAAATCTAACAACTGATGGGTCTGCGGGGTATTTTAATTGAAATCTACCTTTAGCATCTTGCAAATCTTCAACAAAAAATTGAGGCCATGGATAAACAGGGTCTTGTGATGTATCAATACCTTGGTTTAAAAATGCAGCATTTCCCGCATAAGGTGCAATTTTTACAACATCGGAACTTGGTATAGATGCGGTATTGTTTTGTATTGCTAATTTTCTAATTGGATCATACTTTACTTCCCACGCCTTACTATGAACATCATCTAATAATCTAATAAATCCTTCGGCAGATGCCATGATAACCGCAATAATATTTCTAACCGTTGGTTTAAATCCGAGTCCGCTAGCTTTATCTTCAAGTTTTGCCGCTAATTTTGCAGATAATGCTGATTCATATTCTGATAATTTTCTATTGGCCTCAGCCTCCATTTGAGATGCCGAGTTTTGAAATCTTTTTTCATGAATTGAGTTAAATATAAAAAAAGTTGGTTTTACTAATGTTGTTTGACCATTAATTGTTTCTAACTTAACTTTTAAAAAGTCGGATAATCCAATTTTAAATTTTTCAATATCATCAAGTGTTGGTACTAATTGATTTGTTTGTGCAATTATAGTTTTTTCCCAATCTATTTGATTACCCTCAACGGTTGTTTCTAATGTCTCGTATTTTATATTATTAATTATTGGTGTAGTTCCTTTATCACCTAAAGTTGCATTCTCAGCTAAAATCTTATTATTATCGGTAATTATTTTAGCTAAAGTCGCCTTAGCCGCACTTTTAGCTGTTTCATCTAAATTTTGTTTATATGTAAAAACCTCATGACCATTATTTAAAACAATCGGCTTTGGGTTCAAATATGTGTTAAACCAAGAACTTTGTCCTCCCATAACTTCATTAAAATATTCATTCAAAGATTTTTTATATGTCTTAATATTTGTTAATGGTTCCAAATCAACTTCTGGCCACGTAGAAGCTATTGATTGTTCAAATATTCTAAGTTTATTCATTAACTGAACTAAAGTTAATTCAGGAAAATTTTTAGGTATAAGACCTTTTGCCTTATATTCACTATAAACTTCAACAATTTTTTGGTATCCTTTTTCGGATGCCATCGAGGTCACAATATTATTATCCCCAATTGTTGATACTCCAACATTTTGTTTATCGTTGGTTTTTGTCGACTGTGAATTATTTGGTGATTCTGCGGTTGGTGATGTTGTAACACTATACCTCTGCCCATACATGTGTGGGGCTGCCAATAAATGTGCGACAGATATTTCATTTAATATATTAAATTTATATCCAACAAATTGTACAGTGATTGAATAGTTACCGCTAAAAGAATTAAATCTTGCATTAAAATTTTTAATATTAAGTTGATACCTTATTGCTTGTCCAAAATATCCTTTCAGTGTTAGGTAGAATGGACAATATGGCATATTAAAAAATGCGGCATATGGTGAATTATCCCCTAGTTGAAATAGCGCTCTTCCTTGAATGTCTTCCATTTCAACCTCAACGGTAGGTATAAATGATGTGTTTGTTGTTACTCTAATACTGGTAATACCTAACAATCCGTCATCGACAGTTTTACCACCTTCGGCGTTTGTTGTCATGTTCCAATAAGCACTACTACCTTCCTTATTTGGTAATACTAACTCTTGTTTAAGTTGATTTTGTCCTTTCATATTCGGACTGTTCTTACCTGTCAACTCATCATAATAACCTGTAGATAAATAATTTCCTTCGGTTGGTCTTAGAAAATTTATTTTAGCAATTGATACTGTTTGTCCTTTGACATTCGGATTGTTTGGTGTATTTTGAGGGCTAAATCCTATCGCCAATTTTGTTCTTGGCACAACATCAGCCTCAAGATTTGCATACATCACCAAATTTTCATGGTCTACCAATCTCTCTGAAATATTCCCAAAAGCATCGATAGTTCTATTTGGGTCAACAATAATAATATTTTGATAATCTGATTCAACCAAAACATTACCACTATTATCGGGTCTTTGTCTGTTATCGGCCATAGTAATAGAAATAATTTTGCAAAGAAGTTTTATAATCCTGTAATGATGGTAGTAATGGAAAAGGAATAATCAAGACCGCACCATCATATATGTTATTTTCAAGACCTCCAAATTGCGGATTGGCCTGTAATATTAACCACCCAAAATATGGCGAGTTATAATATTCTTGTGATACTTTATCAAGTCTACTTCTAGCAACTTTATATATGTATGCTTTATCTGTTGTTTTTTGTGGTAGTTGAACAAATGGGACAACTGTCTGCTGTCCATTTATTAAAAAATCACTATATCTATTCCAATATTGAAATGCCATTAGTTAAGTTTTGTTTTTGATATATATACATCTCCAGTTTGTTCTACATTCCATTCCGTTAAATTAGAGCCTTGTTGTTTTCCTTGTGAGTTTGTGTTAAGACTACTAATCAATATTTTTTGATTTGGATATGTTGTTGCGGTATTACTTACAATTTCATAAGTAAATTCTCTATCTTTAGATGAAAATGGAGTATAGTTTAAATAATTCTTTAATTTACCATCTTTAAGATTATCCATAAAAGTCTTGGTAACATTATTTTCTTTTTCGAACGCAGGTTTAGCAACTCCTTTCCAATATTTATCAAACTCACCTGATAAATCGGTATTACCATTACCAAACAATCCTTTATTTTTAATAATACTACCAATCATTGCATCTTTAAACGAAGAATATTTAACATCATCTAATACATCCATAGATAAAATCATATATTCTCTTCTGAATGGAAAACTTGTAAATGGTCCGTTATCTACATTATTTGTAAATGGTACAAAAACTACTTGGTCTAAATCTTTTTGTTCTCTTCCTTCACCAATTGCACCACTTAATAAAATACCATTATAACTAGACGGCCCGTAATTAAAATTATTAGATTTTGTTACGATTTTATAAAAGTCGTTAACATTTAAATTAATTCTTTGTATATCATATTTTAACTCTTCTAATGTATTTGTTGGTGTCGGCCCTCCAGTATTTGCAGGCCCGACTTTTGTTGTTCCTGATATGTCATACGCAACAACAAATCCGTTTGGTTGTTGTAATCCATCTGTTCCTTTGTTACTAACCGAATTATACGGTAAAACGTTTGCTCTACTTAAAAATTGAATGTAGTTCTGCATCGAAACAGTTGTTTCTTGTATTATTCTTGTAACAGTATTTTGATACGAACCCTTTTTATTTTTTACATAATTAATATAGTTAGTTCTTAATTGAGAAATTACTCTACCGTCAAACCCAAGACTTTTATTTGAAATGTATTTAATAAAATCATCTTCTGTTTGTGTTTTTTTACTGTCAATATCATCAATTAAATCGTCAAATACTTTATTTATTGATGATTCAAGCTTTGCTGGTTTACCAAAAACTGTCGTTTTTGTTTGAGTTGCCTTATCAACAAGAAGATTTCCTAATATATAATTTCTATTGGCAGTCCATTTCTGCATCATAGCATTATTGTATTGGGTAAACACTTCCAATTCTTTATTGAAAATATTTGTAAAATACGTTTGAGTTCCTGCAACAAATTTATCCATAAATTCTTTATACGATATAACACCTGTTGTGGTCCCACTTGTTGATGTTACAGTCGTTTTAATTGTCCCAATTGTTGAATTGTTATTTTGTCCGTTATTGTTTTGAGTTTGGTTAACTGTTGGGACAGGTGCTATCGCCCCGATTGCATTTAGAAAATCCTTATCAATAACTTTATAACTTTCGTCTGTAGCGTCCGCCCTATCATCATAGATTTCAGTATTTGCATAGTAATTAAACGTTAATGCGTTTTGTAATTTATCGACAGACTCTTTTAACCCACTACCACCAACAAATTTAAAACTAAGTGTAACGTTAGCAATCATTGGTTGAATCCCGATACCTTCGGGATTTATATCTAAATTTTCATAACTTAATTGTAGTCCTTCAGGGATTATCTTTGTGTTATAAAAATCACCAACTCTAAGTATTAACACAGGAGGTGCACCAAACGCAGTATTAACTGCATTATTGTATTCTGTTGTTGATTTACCATTCACAGTTTTAATTGTTGGGATGGTGTCTCCAGGTCTCATGCATTGTTGTAGAAACGTTAATCTTGTATTCAATCCTTCAGGTGTTGTCGAATGAAATGCTGGTTGGAAAAACTTAAGTTTATCTTTTAAGTTATCATAAACCATTGGGCTGACATCTTTAATTGTTTCGAAATAATCACACTCGGATAAAAGAGCTCTTAATACTTTTTTAGTGATATTATCTTTTTGAATTACTTTAGTTTCAATTTGTGGGACCAATTTTGTTTTTGGAACGATTTGACCAACAAACTCCCCGTCTTGTTGTGGAGTAACTTCTGCAGGTTTTTGTGTTTTTGTCACATTTTTAACATCTACTTTAATTGAAACTCTTCTACAAGCCATTGCATTTACTGTATAAATCTGATGTTCTCCTGCGTTTAAACTATCTTTAGCGCTACTACATTCGTATGATTCCCCATTTCCGTTTTTACCTGTTGTTTGAACGTTAGGGGATTCACCTAAAGCAACATTATCTTTAAATGTAAATCTACCTGCCTTAATCGCATCAGCAATACCACTATTTGACTGAAACCATTTAACAACAGAGTCATTTCTTCTTTCTGATAATTTTATATTATAATCTTTTTTGGCAGGTGCCGATGCACTTCCTTGAAGTGTTATTGCAATTGTTGCATCAGGATTATTATTAAGAAATGTAACCATTTCGGTTACCATTTGATTTAAAGCTGTGAAATTATATTCAATAATGTTCCCAAAAAAATTTCCGACAGAGTCTGGCGTTGAATTATATGGTTGACTTACTGTTGGTGCCAATTTAAGATAACTGTTTTTTGTACTTGGGCTCGCGTACTGGTCATAATATTGACTGAATGACCCAACAGATGAATTCTTTTTAGGTATGTCATTATCAAAATAAAAACCATAATTGTTGTATTTGTCAAAATCTTTGACAGTGGTTTGTGTTGATTGTGTTGTTGGTTGTCCTGCACCTCCAGTTGAACTTGTGCCGTCTTTACCAGAATTTAATGATTTAAGGGTATATTCCATTTGGTCATAACTCATTTCTTTTGAAGTTATGGCTTGTTGTATTTGAAATAAATCGTTAGGATTTATTGTATAATATTTTTTAGCTAATTCGTATAAATCATATTTTTTGCATCCAGCAAAGAAAGATTCAAGAATACTGTCAATTCTTGCTTTGTTTGTTTCGTTATTTAAAACTCTATTAACAACCAAATTCAATACTGAAGGATGGTCTACAACTATCTTCCAAGTTAAACTACCTGACCTACTAGTATTGTTGTAAGTATAAATTGGTTCAGGTCTTCCAATAAAGTCGTTACCTTTCCAACTTGCGCTTGTGTTTTCTGTAAATGTTAAACCGTATGGTGGGAACCACATAACTCTACCACCATTCGGACCTCTTTCGCAAATTGCTAAATCAGATACAGAATACCCCGCAGTTGCAGATGTTCTCCAAGCTAAATTCTCAATAGAGAACATATATTTTTTGGCGTATGCGTTGTTATCACTACCAATTAAATTTGATGAGTCTTGTCCTCCCTCTTGTTTGTTTGGTGCAATATTAAGATTATATGTTTTATCTAAAACCGAATATGAAAATCTTCTACCTTCGGTAGTTATACCATCTTGTTTCTGTAAGTCATTATATTGTAGATACGGTACATCTTTAGCAAATACTCTACAGTATTCAGTACCAACCTCTTGTCCTAACGAACCAACATAAGATAGAACCCTTGAACCCTTTGTAATCTCTTTATATCCATCGTTGAATACTTTACTTACTTGGTCAATAGCATTACCTACGTGTTGTAGTCTTCTTCCTCCTTGTGGTTGGCTTTCAATAATTCTTTGTGTATCATCTAAAATTGAGCCGTCTCTGAAAGTTCTATTGGTTGATTCTGTTGAATTATATGATGATGGTCTAAAGTTTTGGTCTTGGTCAGATATTTCACCTCCAACTCCAACTTTTTTACCAGCATTACCCTTATATTTTGGTGACACCCAAGTAAATCCTCCTTCGATACCCCCACCATCACTATATGCTGGACCATTAGCGCCAAGTCTAACATCCTTACTTGGTCCTTCATAAAGTTGTGCTAACTCTTGTGGTCCATATACAGGTGATTGTTGTTCTTGTCCATATGAGTTAACTGGTAAATCACCTCCAGGTGAAAACACTCTTGATGGGTCTGAAGTTTTAGATCCAACATAATAATCACTATTATTTGTTGTTGATGATACAAGAGCACCTCCTAACCTATCAAATAAAGTTCTATCGTAACTTGGCTTAAATCTGTTATAATCAATATTTGCAAATAATCTAGACTTTTGTCCTCCACCCAGATTATTATACATTATTTGTGAACCAGTCTTATCACCACCTAATAATCTTGTAAAGAACTTACCTGTAGCAGTTTTCTTGAATGCATTATTAAGTTGTTGAATTGTTGTTGGTTGACCGGGATTAATACTTGTGTCCCAATATGAACCTGGTATTGGAGATACGGGTATTGTACTTCCAGCCAATCTCAAGGCGAAATCTGTTGCAGCAATTATAGGGTTAGAAGGTACTGTAATTGTGTAATTTGGTTCAATAAGAGGTACTCTTCCTGTAACCATATTTAACACATCAGTTCCACTTCTGACATTAAAAGCATTAACTCTTCCAAGGGTATCTCTTCTAATTTGAGTTGCAATTCTATTTAAGAAGTCTTTCTTAAGTGTTTTGGCACCTAATCTAGCAATGAATGAGTCTTGACTTAAAAGACCATTACTACCTTGTGGATCATCTGAAAGTAAAATTGAAACTGATGAATACGATGAATTAACTAAACCCGCAGGGTATGGTTGAGCATTTGGGATTCTTCCCCCATCAGGATATACAACATCTAAAGATGAGAATGATTCCGCAGAATCAAAAACTCTCGTTGTATCGGCAAATGCATTTAAGGGTCTGTAGTCTTGAATTGCAGCATATCCTTCATCAATTAAATGTGCATCTTGAAACCCATACTGTCCCTCATTTGATTTTGTGTTTAATAATCCACCAGGGTCTGGTACTTGTTGATATCCTCCATCATTACCATATTGATTTAATGGGTATAGTTGATTCGCAAATGATGGTTCGTCAATAAGTTGGTCAGGACTATCTTGTACTGAAGTATCAGATTGAATATATTCGTAATTGGTTGGGGGCGTAGGTCTGTTTGGTGCCTTAATATAAGGCGTTAAGTTTCTTGTTATAAGTTTCTTTCTAAACGCTTCCGAATTTACTAAATCCAGTGGACTATTCCCCATTTAATTATTTTATTATAAATAGGTTGACTACAATTTTTTATTGAGTTCTCCCCGTTCCTTTTATGACTCCTTGTCTAATTAGATAGTCATTAAGCATATCTGTAACCTTCTTTTGATACTCAACACTATTCAAATAATTATTTAACCATTGGACACTTACTCCTGGTGGGGCATCTACTTTAAAAATCACAGTTCCATCAAAATCGATTTTTGATCTTGAGATTGATGACATTTTTTGGGTTAGCGGTGTGTTACCCGTAGATGCCACTTCGTCACCAAATAGTGCAGTTTTTTGTGATGACTTTAATGTTTCGGGAGTAACTTTAATTGATTTTATTGACCCTCCCCCTCCAACCATATCAGCTAAAGGTTGTGTGATATTATATTTAAACATCTTTTCAATATCACTTTTAGGTTGAATTTTATCGTTAACTTCTTTAATAGCACCTTTAATACCTTCTAATGCTTGTTTTGGTAAACCACCAATATAATCCTTAAAATTATCTTCTAATTTTTTAACTTCTTTAGTAAATTCTTCTTGTGATATATTTTTATTATCTTTCTTTAAAAATAAATCTTTCATCTTATCCAGCCCTTCATCTAATTTTTTTCCAATTAAACGTGATGATGGTACCAGATCGGATACCGTACTCGTAATACTTTTACTAATTCTTTCTGCACCCATCAAATTACTTGTTACATATTTTGATGTTGCAGGCGCAAATCCCAATTTATCGGCAATACTTTTTGTAGTATATAACAAATCTTCTTGTATTGATAAACTTTTTATAGATATTTCCTCCATTGTTTTTGGAGCCTTCTCTTGAATTTTCTTTAATTCTTTAAATTCATCTTTAGTTACATCAGTAAGATTTTTAGTGGTTGTTATTCCTTCGTCATTTTTAATAGTAACTTCATATTGTCCACCTTCACCCATTCTAGCCATATTGGCTAATAGAGTTTTATCTTCATCAGGTACATCTAATTTTACTTGAGATAATCTTCTATCTAAATCTGCGGCTGCTAATGCGGTTTCTCTAAGTTGTTTAGCATTTGCAACACCTTGTTGTTCAAGTTCTTTAAAGGTCAATATACCGTTTGGGCTTATTTTAAAACTTTTTGTTTTTTCATCAAAATAAGTGAATTGTTTTGTCATTTTAATCAAACTATCTTGTAGACCAGATGGGTCATTAATAGCCTGATTCATCATTTGGAATGGATCACCTAAACTACCAACCGCAACTCCAAGTCTTTGGAAGGCTGATGCCATATCGATCGCACCTTTAGGGTCTAAAACTTTGTCCGCAAAATCAAACGTTTTACCCATATCAAATCTTAACATAGATGCTTGTGCAGCCATTTTAGTTAATCCTTGAACTCCGTTTTCAAAATTAAATCTTGATAATTGTTCTGTGTTATTAACCACACTTTTCATTACGGTTTCAGTGTTAAGACCTACGTTTCTAACATACTCGACCGAGAGCTGTAAATTTTCACCAATATCTTTAGTTTCATATCCCACCTTTTTAAAGGCATTAACCAATTCACCAGAATCTTGATTTAATACTTTTGAAGTTGCATAAATCTTTGTTAACACTTCTTCACTTTCTATAACGTTTCGTTTTGATGCCTTGGCAATATTTTCAATTGTAGTATATACATCTTTATAATTTCCACCCAATCTAGTTATATTTGCAACCGCACCGCCGAATGACTGCATCATTTCCTCTGATCTCATTTTCACAGTACCCATTGACTTATCCAACTTAACCATATAATCATACGCAGTTAAGGTTGCCTGAGCCATATTGTTAATATTTGCCGTTACATCACTAATTCTTGTTTTCTGTTCATTTAATTGGTTTAATAGGGTATTCCCCCTTTTAAGAGCATCTCCGATCGATTCTGCCGATTCATTTATTTTATCGTCTAGCATATTGTTAAATCATTTACATATAAATAGAAGAAGGACTGAAATATCAGTCCTTCTTATTATCTTCAAGCCATTTGTCTAATAGATATTTTCTCATAAACAACGGCATTTTTTCAAAATCTTGGTATGTTATCTTAAGAAGAGTGTTTAAATAATAAAACTCGTCTATTTGGTTTTTCCTATAATCAGAAGAAAGGACGAAAAAATTCTACCCCAAAACCAACATTAACCGTTAGTTTTTCTCCTGATGGGGCAAGTACTATTTTTTTCATATCCAATTTAGGTTCATTTTCATCCATAAACGTTCTAATATACTTTGAATCTAAAATAGGCATTTGCTCAACAAATTTTGCAATCTCCCCTTTATCCGTCACTCCATTAGCCTCAACAATTTCTTTTTGAAGTCTCCAAGTAACTTTTGGAACAATTCTTCCTTGTGGATATAAATCTGCCATTTTTGATATCTCAGTAACTTCACCATATGTTAATGGTTTTAATTTAACTGTTGTTTGTGACTTAGGTAATGTTGTAACAAAAGTTCCGTCTTCTAAAGGTTTTTGACCTTCATTAACCGTTAACTGATCCAACAATACCGTTGTTTGAAACGGTTTGTTTGTTTTTGGGTCAACTAAATTTAGAACCATTTCGGGTCCAAACCCTGTGTTTCTTAAGAATATTAAAATAGCCTCAACATCACCCTCCAATAAGTCTTCAACTCTAATATCTGGTTCAAATATTTTATTTCTCAATAAATTTAAAGTAAGGTCACTACCTCCACCCATTAAAATATTTTCATCAGATGCTGTTAAGTACCCGACTTTAATTGATTTTTTCTTATTTTTGTAAAAAACCCCTTGTGATGGTAATGTAACCACATCGTGGGGAAGAGAAAAATTCTCTTGTGCGTAATCTCTTGTTTGATTATCCATATAAAAAAATTAACCGTAAAGTTTATGTCTTTACGGTTAAATATAGTTATTCTTTACTTTTAATAAATAGTATTAATAAACTAACACACATCTATCAGGTCTTAACACTGCAGAAATTGTTGCCAAGTTGTCACTAGCATATGTTAAAGTGTTAAAGTTAACATCTGTTAAGAATGTACCGTATAATATCCACTTTTCAACTACAACTCCTGTTGGATCCAACATCTCAAGGTCAATATCTTTTTTGTAACCCGCGGCATAACCCATACGACCTGTTACTGATTCAGCATGTAAACGAACCCACTCCATAAGAGCTTGGGACGCTGAAGGTCCAATTGGGTCACGGAATGTAACGTTAATTGTTTGCCAGTTGAATCTACCTGCAACCCAAACCGAAGTATTAAGGAATGGAATCTCAGTAGGTGCAATTGTTATGTGTGGTCTAGAAGCAGTTTCTACAAACCATTCATTAATACCTAAACTTGAAGGGAATCTCAAGATGAATCGATTCTGACGTTTCGGTTCATACGGTATCGGCATTTTCATCAGTAAATCAGCCATATTATTTTAATTTTGTTTTCTTTGTTTATTCTTATAAATATAGTCTTATGAAAAATATTTCTCTTTACTTTTATTCTGGAAAAAAATATACTTACTAGTACTCTTTCTTAATTCCTCCAGCGGTAGAATAAGTTTTAACTATATTATCTGGTTTATCTTTAAAATGTTTTTTCATTACTTCTACATTTTTTATATCATCATCTGAAAATCCTATAGATGGTTTTCCTGGTATAAATTTATTACCCATATCTTTTTTGAGATATGCCTTTTTATTTAGAATTGCTGCCATTCCTTTAATATAGTCCACAAAATCATCCATCGCCCTAACTTTAGCTTCTTCAGGATTTTTCGCGCCTTGTTCGTTGTTGAACGATACCGGATGATACTTACACATAGACAAATATGATTTAATTAAATCGTCATCTGACATATCTTCTTCGTCTACGAACGTCCTATATTTTTTAAGGTTCTTAACTAATTGTTCTTTGTCTATCCCGTTGAAGTCATTAATGATGTAATTATACACCGCTTGTTTTAACGTATTAGGATTGTGTCCTCTTGCGGTGATGATTGAAAAAATCGACCCGTTATTTATTGCTTCTCTAAAATCTTTAAACGCTGGACCTAATTTCGCTCTCATAGAATCAACTAAAAAATTCTTGTCTCCTTCGGTACCAAAATTTCTAAATGGATTTTCCGCAAATCCAACAATTGTTTCACCATTATAGTCGATATCTTTTTTACCAATATCATGTCTATACTTTGCAAAATCATCTGTTGACATACCTACTTCATCACCATCTTTTGTTTTTAAGACAATCTTGGTTGGCATATGAACAATATTATCATCCCAATCGAATGCATAATATTTCATATCCGGTGTATTCTCACCTTTAAATCCTTCTTTAATGTGTATTCTTTTCATAATTGGCTAAAAAGTGGGGGAGATTGTCTCCCCCAAATTTTTTATATATTTTCAAACGAAGCACCTGTTGGTGTAATAAAGAACTCAATATCGATGAATTCTAACGCCTTCGTTGGTTTAAGGTATATTTTACCTGTAAGTGTGTTTCTGTCTAAATCTTCTGGTGAAGATGAAACTGTTACACGGAAATCATAAAGACCTCTGTCTCTTCTGATTGAATCCAAGATAGGGTTAACACTATCCAAGAATTGTTGTCTTACGATTTGGTCGTTTTGTTCAAACAACAATCTTACCGCTACCGCTGAAATTAATTTACGTGCTTGTAATAACAATCTTCTAACGTTTAATCTGTTAAGAGCGGTATCATTAACTTGTAATGTTTTATTACCCCAAATTACAGTACCCACGTCAGCAAATGTTGCAATTGGATTAATTCTACCTTGATACAAAGTATCTCTATTTTCTTGAGTTAATTTTTGTCTAGCTTTAACTGAATTTACAAGACCTCTTGTATAACCCGCTGATGCGAACCAAGGGAAAGCGATATTATCTGTTAATGCCAAGTTTCTACAAACTTCACCTGTTGGTGGTAAATAGATTTGAGTATTATTAACCGTATCTCTTGTTAAAATCCAAGGATAATATGTCGCAGTATAGTTGGAATCAATTCCAGTATTGTCTAGATTATCAACAGCCTCTTGAGAGTAGATAACGTCATATTGACTAGTTCCATCAGGAGTGTACATATTGTAATCGGGAGTTGTTGCAATATATATTGAATCCGCTCTTTGATATTGAACCATATTGATAGCTTCTTCTGCAAGATTTGAGTTATTAACATAGTCCATACCTGCGGTTGCAAATACGTTAATGTTTGTAGCTTCAGGATTTGCATATGTTAAAATACCTAATAAGTAAGCGTAGTAGTCAGTATTAGCAAAATCTTGTGTGTTATTTTGAACCACGATTCTTTTGAACAATCCGTCACCAGATGCCGTTGGGTATCTTGTTGAAGGATATGCTCCTGCTAAATAACCTGATGCACCTAATTGGAATCTATCTTGGTTAGTTCTATATTCTCTATAGATATCCCAACCATCAAATCCACCTGCGAAACATACTGTATATTTTCTTGCGTAAATGTAATAGTAAGGGTTTTCTTGAGTTTGAGGGTCTTCTCTAAAATCTGCAACACCACATTCAAAGGCCGTTTGACCACTAGTTAATAACGCGGAACTTGATATAGTTACAACAGTTGCACCGGAGTCCATATGGAATCCTTTACTTAACCAATTCCAAGGTGTTGAATCTGTTGCAATTTCCCAACCTACAACAGGATTTTGTTTTCCTTTATATTCTAAAAAAGATTCGTCAATTCCAAATTGACTTGAGAAACCTAAATAACTTCTTCTAACAATATCTCCACCAGACTCAACTGTATTTTGTCCTCCGTTAGCCGTGCCAAATGGAGGATTATAAATCACTTCACCAGGATAATAATATTTTGTCTTAAATACTGGTTTAGGTGATGGGTTTGAAACTGATTCATATTCTCTCTGAATATATCCGTAGAATCCACAAGGAATCGCGTCTATTGGAGCTTCTGGTGCTAGTTCAACCATAATATATTTTGATAATAACGCGTATTGTCCGTCTGAAGTACCAATCTTAACACCAATAAAGCTGTTAGAACTTGGGTCCATAGTACAATTTGTGAACTTTTCAATCACAATTGGGTTAGCATCTGTATCGTAGAAATTTCTTACTAATACATCAAAAGTCATATTATTAAAAGATAAGTTTGCGATCGAAACTTTAACTTCAGTGTTTGCAGAATCTCCATCAGAAATTGATATGAATTTAAACAAACTATATACTTTATTACCTCTTAATTCAGAAACCAAAAATGGTGTTTCAGGTGATTGATATTTCTCTAAATTCCACGCAATTGATGAAGGGTTTTGACTTCTTGCTTCTGGAAGTGCAACCAACTCACAATTAATTCCTTTAATATATCCTTTATTATACGCATAATTTAAAACACCCTGATATGATTCTTCAACAAATAAAGGAACTGAAGTTCTTGATTTACCAAAATTATCAACACCTAATACTTTAGTTATATATTTTGACGATGACGCCAATAAAGATGTTTCAAGTGTGAATGACTTACCTTCATATGTAACACCCGAAATTGCAAATGTTGCATATGGACTTTGAGATACACCAGAATAATTTCCCGAACAAAGAAGTTGAACGTCTGTTAAACCGGTTACCTCATATTGTGGTCCGTGATGAGTACTATCATATAATGATATACCTCTTGAACGTAATGTTGCAATAACCATATTGTTATATTCCGAATATGCAGTACCTGTGAATGTGTAACTTTTACCAGTTAATGTTGCGATATACGTTGAGGAAGCACCTGTTGCAAAAGATGATACACCATAAAAGAATGAATATCCTGTGTAATTATTATCTACTGTTGGGTCATTACTAAAATTAGCATAAAACCAAGGGTCGTTAGAAGACGATGTTAAATCATTTGTTACAATATTAATTGAATCAACATTATAAGCGTTTGTTAATGCGGAATATTGTGCAATTACACTATAATAATCGTTTTCTGAAATTGAACCATAAACAACCGCGGTATTTGCAGTTAATGATGGAGTTGATGTTGCATTACTCATATTATTAATCAAATCTTCCTGTAATGTTGAAACGCTTCCATCAGATAACTTATATTGTGTTGTGAAATTAGCATTAGCTTGAGTAGGTAACGCCCCTGATATGATAGTAACCGTGTTAGCAGTTGTACTACCTGTTATTGTTGCAGACCATGTAGAACCTGTTAATGGACTTAAATCCACCGTTGTTGGATCAACATTAGCCGTCACTCTAATACTCCAAGATGGACCCGCATCATATCCTGATAAACCTAAAACTCTAGTAACAAACAATTGATTTGATTGTTGTAGATATGATTTAGCGATATATGCTGCTTCATATTTTGGGATTTGAGTGTTCACAAACTTTTCAGGAAGGGTTCCTCCAAAATAAGCTTGGAATTCATCGTAATTTGTTATGAATACTGGTTCAAATGCCGGACCTTTTAGTGTTTCTCCTACGAGACCTAATGTTGTAACACCTACACTCTGTGCCACGAACGATAAGTCCGTTTCAGAAGTGTACACTCCAGGTGATACATATACTTTTTGATTTGCTTGTGCTGTTGCCATTATTAAATTATTCTAATGCAGATTTATTTTAATGATAAATATTCGGCATACGATGAAAAAACTTGACTTTTAGATATCTATTTGTAAACGGTGAGAATAAATTCTACCTTTTTTCTACCATGAAAACAAAGAAAGAAATAAAGAACATAAAAATATCCCCTGAAGCTCACGAAACACTAAAAAAGTATTGTGACAAGAAGGGAATTAAAATTTATAAATTTTTAGAAAATTTAATTTTTGAAAAATGTAAGGAGAAGAAAGATATCTATGGTGAGAACTAAACTAAATCATTCTCAAATAAAATATTTGCGTCCTGACCATTATTTTCTTTTGTAACTTCAATTCTTAATGAATCGTTTGTGGTAATTTGAATTAGCCCAACATTGCTACCATAATAATTGTTATTAATGTAAACGTCATATGATTGCACATTATTCGAACTAACAAATTTCATATTTGCGGTAAAATCAATTAAATCACTTAATACAGTATTACCACTAACAAATAAAAAATTAAAGTCAAAATCACTTTTAACATTAGTGTGTTTTTTTCTTTTACTATATAAACTTGTATCCAGCTCCATTATTTGAGCAACTCTTACAATTGCAGGTTTAACCTCAAACTCTTCTTCATCAATAAGATAACCCAACATTATGAAATCATAATTTTGGATATAATATTTTCTTGACTCAATAGTCATTTGAGATTCATCAGAAACATTATCTAATATAATTGGAACATATTGACCTTTAATGAATGTGTATGCCTGTCTTGATGAAAACTTTTGCATCACCACTTTATTAAGTTGGTTAAGTTCTCTCATTCTATTACAAACAATCTTAACACTATATTTTATATCAACAGGAACTGGTTGAGGAATTTTATAAATGTCCATACCTTGTTCGTTTCCATTCCAAGTAGGAACAGATGCATAATAAAATTCTTTTCTATTTGGGATAGTATATTGAAGTGACGGGTTGGAACCATACTTAACTTCAGGATTTCTAACTACCGTAATAAAAGGTGGTGACGGATTATTATCTAAATCTACAAATTGAGATGTTTCAACATATTGAGACCAGTTTTGTGTTGTTATGATAATATCAACCATTGGTACAATTTTTCCTGCACTAACAACTTGTAGGTCACCTTTGACAAAATCTAGCATCCCCCTATCTAAATCAGCATGTAATACTGACTTTGGAAGATAGGTGCCATCTTTTTTAATGTAATCCAATAGTTGTTCTCTACGAGCAGACAACTCTTTCTTTGGAACTAATGGTAATGATTTTTTTATTTGTTTTGGAAATCCCATAATATTTTATTATAATGCCCTAAATTCATTTTCGCTTACATATGTTGCGGTAATTGTTCTATAGAAAGATTTATATCCCCCATATGAGTGGCGGTTGTCCGAAACGACCAACCCATCATCAATTACGGAATAGTATCTCATTCTATCTTCAGTTTCTTGATATCCGATATAATCACCCATTAAAATATTAACTTGCATCTCATCCAAAGTTTTTTGGTAAATTGAGAATTTCATATTACCTGGTTCATCTTGTTTAATCTTAGAATTACCCAATAACTTATTTGTCGGTGCGGAAATTTGAACCATTCCATTTAACTCTATTGGTGCCATGAATTGAATCCCATCTTCAAGAACCTCACCATAAACATTATCTGTTTTTGTTTTTTGCCTATCAATACGATAAAGAACAATTTTAAAGTTCATATCACCAATCAACCATTGCATTCCCATATCAATATCTAAATTGTAGTCTTCACCCCCAAAGAACTTACCTAATCTTGTTATCGGTACTAATTTTTCCATTTAATTGAATTTTTCAAGTTTATCACTTTTTTTCATATTCTCTTCCCAAGAAAGAGGTTGAAGATTGCTATAATGGCATAATTTATAAAGCTCTTCTTCATTCGTTGCGGAAGAAAGTGGGATTATGTGATCAATAACCCATTTATTTTTTCCGTATCCATAATTATCCCAAGACATCCATATCTCAAATTGAGATTCTATTTTGTTTTTCAATTCTTTAGGATCACATCCTATAATATCCATAGTTTTTTTAGGTGTTGTTTTGATGTTAAAATATCGTCTGGAGTATTTTCTTAACTGTGTTCTCAACCTAAAAAACCCGTCAGATTCATATCTTTTTTTTGTTGATAATCTTTTTGAAATTGCAACTTTTAATTTATTATTCTCTCTATATATTTTTGCCGACTCCAAGACTTTATCTTTGTTTTTTTCTCTATATGTTTTTGCACGATCTAACACCTTTTTTTTATTTGTTTCGTAATATTGTTTTCTTGTCACTTTTAATTGATGAATTTTTTTTTCATTTTCAATTCTTCTGCATAACTTACAAACAGATCTATACCCACATTTAGTTTTACCGCATTTGTCAAAATTAATAACCTCAAGTTCACAATTACATTTACGACAAATCCGAAATAATTTATCATCTTTTTTAATTAAAATTAATTCCACCATTTTTAGTAATTTTGTTTTTTATAGTACGATTCTGCTTGTATGCCAGTCGAATGTATTATTATTGTTTTAACACCAAAATAAGACTCTATTGTACTTCTAATTATCTTATTCCACTCTCTTCTAATTAAATCCGATTCTCTCATGTTAGATGACCTAAGAAATTCACTATCATCAGGAACCACATAAGTTATGTCCAAGTAATATTCATCATCAGAACCAAGATCAACTGGACTCAAATTGAAATCTATGTATTTAACTCCTTCTGGTTTTATCAAATCAAGAGCCCTTCTTATTAGTTTATTTAATACCTCTAATGTCATTTTCATATATTGATAAATACTTTATTTTTATTTATATTTCCCACAAAGCTTGCATGAAAATTAAACCTCCGCATAAATTATATGTTTCTCATAGTCCAATACATGGATTAGGAGTTTTTGCGTCTGAATTTATAAAAGAGGGTGAGATTATTGAAGAATGCCCGATATTGGATTTAGGTATTCCAAAAGGTGAATCAAGCCCTGTTTTAATTGATTATAGATTTAATTGGCCTCAAGGTGGAGAATGGGATAAACAAGTTATTGGTTTTGGGTGGGCGGGATTATATAATCATTCAAACACACCAAACGCTTTATGGAGGTCAAACATTCTTAACGAATCTTTTGAGTTTTACGCAATAAAAGATATAAACCCTGAAGAAGAAATATTGGTTTACTATGGAGATGTAAACTATTGGTCAGACGGGAGAACCCACACTAATGTTGTATGATGAATGAAATAAGTTTAGAGTCAAAGGCGTTATCCCTTCTTGAGGGGTATGATGGTGGAAACAATTATTTACTTGAATTAAAGAGAAAATCTCAACTCAATAAAAAATTTTATCCTACAAGAAGTCAGGCCGAATATATTATTAATAATCATGATAAACAACCAAAAGTTGCAAAAAAGTGGGTAATTCTTGATGCTTATTTTGCACAAAGGCTCGCCGATGATAAATTATATACGGAAGTACCAACCAGAGTTTGGGTGGAAAAATTATTAGCAGAGAAAGATAAAGCGTTTCATATTTGGGGTAAGGTTTTTGAATCCGAACAACTTCACGATTTTTGGTTACCGAAAGCCGCAATAATTAAAGATAATACCGTTAAAGATGTTGTCATTAATTATGAAAAATATTCTCATCGCCCTCCACTCAATCACCAAAAAGAAGCAATCCAAAAACTTGTTGAGAACAAAAAATTTATCTTGGCCGATGATATGGGTCTTGGTAAAACTACATCTACAATTATTGCCGCTCTTGAGACGGGGGCTAAAAAAGTTTTGATTGTATGTCCTGCGAGTTTAAAGATTAACTGGCAAAGAGAAATTGCAAATTATTCTGACAAATCAGTGTTCATATGTGAAGGTAAAAATTTCAGTACCGAGCATGATTTTGTCATAATAAATTACGACATTATTAAAAATTTCCACGACACAAAAAAGAAAAAAGAATCTCAAATTCTCGACGCTAATTTTGATTTAGTTGTGGTTGATGAGGCTCACTACATTAAAAACGGAACCGCGCAAAGAACAAAGTTAATTAATGATATTGCAAATAAAGTCGAAAGATTGTGGTTATTAACTGGTACTCCGATGACCTCAAGACCAATGGATTATTTCAATTTATTAAGTCTTGTTGATTCTCCTGTCGCAAAGAATTGGATGGCATATGCAATACGATATTGTTCAGGTTATCAATTTAATGTCGGAGGTAGAAAAGTTTGGAATGTGACAGGTGCGTCGAACTTGGAAGAGCTTAGAGATAGGACATCGGGATTAATATTAAGACGATTAAAGGAAAATGTCCTTGACCTCCCTGACAAGATAATCACCCCTGTTTACTTGAGATTAAAATCCAAAGAGTATGAAGAAGTTATGGGTGAATACTATAATTGGTACGATAAAAACCCTGAGGAATCTAAGTCTTTAACTGTTCAATTTAGTAAACTGACTAAGGTTAGGCAAATCATTGCAAATGAAAAAATATTACAAACAATAGAACTTGCGGAGAATATTATCGAACAAGGTAAGAAGGTAATTGTTTTTTGTAATTTTACAGATTCCCTTAATAAAATATGTGAACATTTTGGGAAATCAGCAGTTAAGGTCGACGGCTCAATGTCAAAACCTGAGAGACAAAAAAGTGTTGATGATTTCCAAGACAACGAAAAAATTAAAATCTTTGTTGGTAACATAAAGGCGGCTGGTGTTGGTTTAACTTTAACCGCGGGTGAGACTGTTATTTTTAATGATTTATCATTTTTACCTTCAGATATGGCACAGGCTGAAGATAGAGCATACCGTTATGGTCAAAAAAATAATGTATTAGTTTATTATCCTATTTTTGAAAACACTATTGAAGGCATAATCTATGACATTGTAAATGCAAAGAAAAAAGTTATTGCTACGGTGATGGGTGATGACCAAAATCCTGCAGATGTGGCGGAAGATATATTAAATAGAATTAATAATTCAAGAAAATAATTATTTTTGTGGTATTTATAATAGATGACAGAGCAAAAAATATGTAGTAAATGTTCGACCTTAAAACCATTCACAAGTTTTTATAAAAATAAAAAATCAAAAGATGGGCTAAGGTCAAATTGTATTGAATGTGGTAATGAATATAAATTATCAAATGAAAACAAAATTAAAGAACAAAACAAAAAATACAATAAAAAAAGAAAAGAACAAAAAAAGGAATGGGCAACCAACAATAAAGATAAAGTTAATGAAAGTCGTAAAAATTGGTTAATACATAATAAAGAACAAAGGTCGGATTATTTAAAAAATTACAATAAAAAATATTACGATGAAAACAAAATAGTTCGTTTAGAATATTCTAAACAAAAACAAAAAGAATATCGTAAAACAAATCCATTATATAGAGTAAAATCAAATTTAAGAAGGAGAATTAACCGATACTTAAAGTCAAAATCAGAATCGACAGAAAGTATATTAGGGATATCCTATTCTGAATTTATGATATATATTCAAAATAAATTCACAGAAGGAATGACTTTAGATAAATTGGGTAAGGATATTCATATTGACCACATAATCCCATTATCCTCCGCAAATACCGAAGAAGAATTATACAAACTATGTCATTATACAAATCTCCAACCACTATGGGCGAAAGATAATTTGGTAAAATCCAACAAACTGGATTATTTATATATTGAATAATCCAAATTTATGAATAAAATAGAAGAGAAAATTCAACAACTAGAAACACAAATACTTAAAGAACAAATTGATACCGAAAAAGAGTTGTTGATTACCGAAATGAAGAAGATTGGAATAGAAAAATTACCATATTCTTACTCCGCCCTCAAACAGTTTATCGATGCAGAAACGATGAATTTTCACTACAACAAACATTATAAAGGTTATGTGGATAAATTAAATGACGCACTCTCCAAGAAAAAACACGGAGATTTAGAGTTAGAGGACATTATTAAAACGATTAGTCGTTTTGATAAAAATATTAGAAATAATGCCGGCGGCGCATTTAACCACGCATTGTTTTGGAATATGTTAACTCCAGATCCAAAAAAATTAAAAGGCGAACTATATAAAAAAATAACCAAACAGTTTGGTAGTTTTCCAGAATTCAAAAAAAAGTTTGAATCTATGGCTAAAGATAGATTTGGTTCTGGTTGGGTTTGGTTGGTTTTAACCGCCAAAAATACATTAAAAATAATGTCAACTCCAAATCAAGATAATCCACTAATGAATGTAATCGAAGGTGGTGGATTTCCAATTCTTGGTCTTGATTTATGGGAACATGCATATTATTTGAAATATAGAAACAAAAGAGACGAGTATATCACAAACTTTTGGAAAGTAGTGAATTGGGATTTTGTATCCAAGCTTTATGAGATGAGAACCGAAACAAAATTACTTGAATCCGTTAATCTACAAAAATTAATAACCGAATCTAAAGACGCTCGGTTTTGCGACTCAAAAGAAATTTTAGCCTATAAAGATTTAATTAATAATTCAAAAACAAAAAGAATATATCAAGATGGTGTTACTGATGTTTTGAAAAAAGTGTTTGGTCAATTTTGGGTTGATGGTAACACAAAAGAAATGTCAGGGTTTTATGGTGTAGAATCAAAAGAAGGTAGGTCGGTTTTAAACAACCTTAATACAAACTTTAACACATTTTGTTTATTGGTTAAAGCGGTTAATAAAGAAATTGAAAAAATCGATAAACCAGAAAAACTTTTTAAATTTGAAGATAAAGAAAAAAGAACCGATAAAGAATTAGTGAGATTTATAAAGGCATTAGATTTTTTTAGAAAAGAAATTTTTACAAAAAATAATGAAGATTTTATCAACATTATTAAAGTTCTTAAGAAATTGTGGGATAGAGGTCAAAAATCTGAAGATAACGTGTATAAGAAAATAGAAACTCATTTTAAGGGTGACGCTAAAGTTGAAAAGATTGGCGGTCATGGACAAAAACTGGATGCCTTTAAGGGAGTTGATTTGATTATTAATTTAAATGGTAAACCATATACCGCACAAGTTAAACCATTTTCAAGTGCCTCAAAAATTAAAGACAGAATTGAATTATTAAATACGGGAAATGTTAAACCATATAATGTCGATTGGTTGATATTCATTAATCCAAAGACTAACAGGGTAATGATATTTGACAATAAACCTATCAGTAATGAGAACCAATACATTTTTAATGTTAGTTCATTATTACACGAAATAGAATAATTAAGATATTTATTTGTATGGCAGTTATTCCAGAACCAGAAAGGTCAAAAATATATACCAGGGTTAAACACCTATTGGGTGCTCCGCTCAGAAGCGTTGAGATAGAAGATGAAATGTTAGATTCTTTAATGGAACTATCTATTCAAGATTATGAACAATACATTTTGCAATGGTTGATTGACAGTCAATGGGTTAATCTAGTTAACCTTAATATGACTGAAAAATCTGTTGCAAATGCATTGATAACCAGAACTATGGATTTTGAACAACAATTCTCGTATTCATATTCTAAAATTGTTGGTTTACAAACAACGGGTCCTTGGGTTCTTAAAAAAGATTATTTTATTCTTGAAGCAAATAAGCAGATCTATGAAATTCCTGCGGGACGTGAGGTAAATGAACTTTTGTGGTTTAGTAATCAGGCTTGGACTGCGTTTGGATTAGGTGGTCTCGGTGGATTTGGTTTTGGTGGTATTGGTTTAGGTGCAAATGAAGCGGGATACGCTCAAATGGGATATCAAGGTTCTTACTTTATGATGTCAGGATTTGACTATCTAATTAGAATGCAAGAAGCAAATATTCTTAATAGAATCTTGGGTGGTTCCTTAACATATAGAATAACAGGCTTACCTGACGGAAAAAAGGCAATACAGCTTTATAACACGCCTGGTGGTAAATTTAACTGGTCTAACTATAACTTATATGTTGGTAAAGCTGTTTGGTATTGGTACTATGATACAACACCTGATAACAGAGCGGATTGTTTAAAGTCCAACCCTGATGTAATCAAATTACCAACAGATGTTCCTATGGAAGACTTGTCTTGGGAGGATTTAAATGCTCCTGGTAAGCAATGGGTTAGAAGATGGTTTACGGCATATGTTAAAGAAACGTTAGGAAGAGTAAGAGGAAAGTATAGTGGTAATTTAAAAACACCAGACTCTGAAATTACTATGGATTATACAAGTCTTTTAACTGAAGGTAAAGACGAAAAAACTAAATTATTAGAAGAACTTATCGGTGCTGAAGGTTGGTTAACAAGACTCAGGCCTGAAAAAGTTATGGAAAGAGAGGCTCTTATTGCCGAGAATTTAAATAAGCAAATGAAATTCAGAGCAATGCCTCGTCAAATATATGTAATATAATTTTATGGCAATACTTAAAACAATCCCATCAAGAAGAATAATAAACGGAAATGTGATTGAAACTTCAGAAGTATCAATAGTTTCAGAATTAGATTATCACACAAATGGAGAAGAATGTATAATAGTTAGAGGTGTTTCTCATTCTGAAATTATTTTAGATTCAAAAACCACAGATCATACCGTTGTTAAATCCATGACACTCCTCACCGTCAAACCTGATATAGGCAAGATTGATGAGGAGTATGATGAGATTGTTATGGATAAATTCTCTTGTGTTGAATTTAGATTTGCTAGCGGAAACTGGTATATTTTATCTAGTGATGGATTGAAGCAATCTTAAAGTATTTTATCCCCTTTTTTAAGATTATCCTCAGACCATAATGGTTGTAAATTGGTGTAATGACAAAGTTTGTAAACCTCCTCCTCGTTATTTGCGGATGAAAGAGGTATGATATGGTCAATATGAATATATTTACCCATTAACTCCCAAGACATTCCTTCGGTAAATTGGTTTTCTATATAAATTTTAAGAAACTCTGGAGAACAACCAATAATTTCAAATGTTTTGTTTTGTTTTTTAATATTTTTTGATTTTATAAAAATATTTAATCTACTTCTAAGTTTAGATGATAATGAATAAAAGATATCATTTTTATATTTTTCATTCATATATTTTCTATGATGTTCTCTAACTTTATCACTATGTTTTACTCTATATGTTATTTTATTAATCTTCTTATGTAATCTATATTTTTCAGGATTATTTTTCTTCCATTCGATATGAGATTGATTAATTTTTTCACAATTTTTTTCCCTATATTTTTTCGCCAAAAAATTTTGGCACACCCTACATTCAGAACGCAATCCGTTTTTTTTATTATTTGATTTATTAAAATCATAATAATTTTTTACCTCATTACATTTACTACAAATTTTTATTTCCACTTTCTCTATACTTTTTAAGTAAATCATTCACTAATGAAGAAAGATTAATATGTAACGACCTATAGTATGATAATAACTCAGGGTCTAATGCCACCGATACTTTAGTTTTCTTTTCTTCTTCTGTTTTTAATTTTTTTCTCATATATTATAAATATCTACATATATAGTAAAAAGTATTAATATTCACAATTTATTCTAAATATTTTTCCCACCCTTCTTCTGCCAATTCGTACATATAGTTAGGGTCAAGACCTCTTTTTTCCCAATACTTTAGTTCCGCCTCTGTAATATCCAAAACATCTTCCTGTAACTTATCTTGGTCACCTTCTTCAAATGGTTTACCATTAATAAGTTCGCATTGTGATTTTGTAAAAATACCTCTCTCCGCGGGGTCATTAACAATTAATCCTTCCCTAACTTCATCTTTAAAGACAACCAATAAAGGTTCAATTCTTTTATTAAATGTGGATATCGCCCTTGGAACATTATATTCACCCGTTAAATTTGGATTTGTTTCCAATATATTAGAATCTAACATGTAACAATTAATCATAACACCTTCAGTAATTAATTTAGCTTTTGGGTTTTCATGTAGAAGAACTGCGTTTGTGTCTTTAATTTGTTTTGCGGTCATCTTTTGAACGTCTCCTTGAGAGGATTTAGTTCCGTTATTAACATACATAATTACATCACCAAGATTGACATTAAGACCTTCCCTGATTGCCAATTCCATATGGGCCATCCTAGACATACTATTACCTGCCTTGGTTTTTTGTGTTAGCCTTTTTTTGTAATCATCTAAAGTTAATTTAACTTTCGCCCTCTGCGCAATCTTACTTAATGCAATTTGTTTATCAAATATTTTTTGTAAGTATTCATAATAATATTCCACAAACTCAGAACCATTTCCCTCTAATAACATCTTAATTCCTTTGTCCAAGAATTCTTCAATATAAAGAGGTAATTTCTTTGATTTAATACTATTACCTGTGAGTTTAATCTTACCCTTCGCATCCATAACCGCATAGTTCTTACGAGCTAAATTGATACACGATGGCCAAACACCATCAGTGTCAAGCGCCATTTCGTTTCTCATAAAAATATCGTTATACTCCGCAACATCGGCTTCAGGTCCTGTGTATTCTTTACCTAATTTAACTTTCCAGTTCAAACCACGACCAATATATTTTCTATCATCCACACCATCAGGACTTGAGAAGTTCACACCGTCTGTATCCATTACAAGTGGTGTGTATCCTTTACTCATAAAATACTTAATCATCTGACGAAGGTATTGTCTACCTGTACAAGTGATTTGTTCCCCCATATACATGTCTCCCCACGCATAAACCTGTGGTGCAGACAACGCACCGAACATTGAGTTGATGAAGATTTTAATCGGTAATTGTTTGTTACCATATGATTCGGATTTCTTCTTATCTGTTTCGTAATATTGTTCTGAAAGTTGTTTGTATTTGATACGTGTATCACGGAACCACTTTAACATACCTTTCATTGCACCCGTCACATCGCAATCGGGGAAAACATCATGTACGAGCTGAATGGAGGGGTATAGAGACGAGAAGTCTAACTTAAGTACATTCTTACTATACCCAACCTTAAGTAGTCGAGAAAGACCTCCTACGAAGTCTGTTTTGGATTGTTTCTCAGGAATGGCGAGCCCATGTTTGTATGACCAAGCCAACATCAACATCTTCCATAATGTTGCTGTACCCATCGTGGATACTCTCTCATATGTTGTTGGAATCATGGCCGCAAGTAGGAACGAACCCTGATTAAATTCTTGGTCTACCTTAAGAGTCTCATCCAAGTCATCATCAAGATATCTCTCAACTATATTATCACCTGTGGTTTTAATATAAACATCAGTTCGTTTTTCACATATCTCATCAACCTTTTCATCTAAACCAACTTTTTTGTACTTACCGTTTTGAATATTTAACCAATACTCTTCTTTTTTGGTGTACATCTTACCGATATCGGTGTGGTCAATATATACACGGTCAGGAGCTTCAGCGTTTATATATTTTGTAATATACTTCAATCCCGCAGCTTTGATGCTTGAATTAATGGCCTGTGCTCTTCTAACGGCATGGATAATATCAATCACATTATATCCCCAAATTGATGTTTGGGTATAATCCTCAACCTCATTCGCTAATTTTAATATTGTATCTTTTCTTGTATATGAATGGTCAGGATGTAGAGATTTACAAATCTTTTTAGCATCCATACCCAAAATCTTACATCTTTCAAATATCCAATGCCAGTCGAAGTTCGCTGAATTATAACCACCAATAATACTTGGTTTTAACTCATTAATCACTTTAAAGAATTCAATAATTGCACCTCTTTCTTGGGACTCATCGATACATTCAATAACTCTATGGTATCCCTTATTTGTTTTAATTCCAATCATGAAGATACGACCATCCTTTGGTTCTAATGCGGTCGTCTCCAAGTCAAATACAAGTCTTGTAACCTGATTGTAATCTTCAAAACCTTTAAATAATCTTTTTTCTTTTGATATAAGATATTGTTCTACAGGAGGTAGAATCATCACTTTATCTTTTGTTTTTTCTCCCCACGGGTCACATCCGCCATCTCTAAAGAACTGAATAAGTTCTCTATATCCCTTTAAGGATTTAACCATAAATGTCAAACCCTTTTTAAGCCTTTCATTGTCCTTGGTCTCAAGCTTATCAATCATAATCCCATACTTGGTCATAGCTTCTTTCTGAGCCTCTTTGGAATCGTTATAAAACTTAATACCTCGTAAATCACCAACCCACGCAAATGGTGTAAATGTATCCTTACGGATTTCTTTTCCCTTACCAGGAATCTCTTTAATTTTGTAAATGGAGTTAGATGCGTAATCGAATTCTATCGCAGTAATAAATTCTTCGGGGTCATTTCCGTGCAGGAATGATTCAATTTCTTCGTTAGATATCATAATATATTTGTTGGGTGGTTTATTAGCTTTCACATTAAGTGAAGTTTACCTTCCACAATAAATATAAAAAAACGTATTTGTAAATCAAATTAACAACAAGCAGTTTCTGAAATAAAACTATCTTGAATATTGATGTAAAGTTCTTCTCTTAATGGTAGAATTAAATTACCCTCGTCATTTTTAATTAAAAATTGTCCTTGGTATCTTCCTACAGTATTGGTATCTCTTTGTGTAAATTGGAAATATATGTAATATTCTGGTGTTGCGCCTTCAGGTAAAATAAGACCAACAATATAAGCGGGTGCCGATACAATTTTAGGAATACCAGTTTCCACATCAATCATTGAAAAATATATTGTAGATATTTCCAAATCTTTCATTAGTTGGATATATCCCGCTCTTCCGTCTTTTACCACCTGCATTTTTAAAACAGGTAGGGTTGCATTTTTCTTAATAAAGAACTCCATTTTTTCATTATAAATATTATGAAAAATTATTTTAATAAAAGTGAAACTTTTAATATTTTTGATAATATATATATATATTATATGGGGAGGCCAAAAAAAGAAAAAAAAGATTGTAAAATTAAATTCGGAATCAGCATAGACCGGGATTTATTTGATAAAATGGTTAAAGAAAAAACAAAAAAATCATCTTTAATCAATAAGTTATTAAGAGAATACTATGGAAAAAAAAATATGCAGTAAATGTGGTATTGAGAAAAATATCTCCGAATTTAACACGAGAAAAAATCGTAAGGGATTAATAGTTCCGAGAGGATTCTGTAAAAAATGTCATTGTAAAATATCTATGGATTTTAATACCGCAAACCCAAAGAAAAATAAAGAATATCGTATTAAATGGTATCAAAAAAATTCAAAAAATCTAATAAATAAAAATAAAAAAAGAAGAAATACGGACCTACTTTATAAATTAAAAATTAGTATAAGAACAAGAATAAAAATTGCAGTTAAAAACAATTATAAAAAAGGAAAAACCGTAGATATGTTGGGAATTGACATACCTTCACTTAAATTATATCTTGAATCTAAATTTTTAGATAATATGTCTTGGGATAACTACGGATTAAACGGATGGCATATTGACCACATAATCCCTCTATCATCCGCAAAAAATGAGGAAGAATTTATTAGGTTATGTCACTACAAAAATTTACAACCTTTATGGGCCAAGGATAATTTAAAAAAAGGAAATAAAATTATTATTTAAGATTCTTTTCTTAAATTTCTATCATAGTGGTCAAATCTGTCGTGTTCGGTTGGTGTGAGAAGTAAAAGACCAGGATTTAATTCACCTTCCATCATTAATTGATACATATGACTCATCCATGTTTGTTCAAATGGATGTGCCCATGTCGTATTCAAAAACATTTTCTTGTTTCCAGTCCTTGATACTATTTGAGGCCAGTTACAAAAATAAATTTCACCTGTTGCATATGGAACTCCTTTATGTGATAAAACATTTGTGAATACGGTTTTTGGTGCGTTAGGGTCTAATCCCATTTCAGGTAATCTATTCTTACCTGGCCAAAACTTTTCTCTAACGTGTTGTGGAACATTATACCAAGACCATTGAGTTCCATTATCTCCATAGAATTCGGAATAATTCATCTTTAAAAAATCAAAACTTTCTTTTTTAATAATCTCTAATGATTTTGTAAATAAATTTGGAACAAATCTATTAAATCCATTTCTACAAACCCCATCTTTCTGATAAAAGAACATATCGTCTTCAAAAAATAAATAATAATCTAAATCGGTTTCATTTGCAAAATGTTCTGCAATCCATTGTCTTCCACCACAAATGCCTAAATTATCTTTCTTTATATGCTCAAATCCAAATTCATCACAAATTTTAGAATATTCTTCTGTTGTGGATAAATCACTTGAGTTATCTAATAAGAATTTTTGCGTTTTTAGAATATAATCTTTATCATATTCTAACATTGATTGAATTAATGTTTTAAACTGTTTTGGGCTGTTGAATGTTATTACATAAAGACCTACCTTGTTAACATCTAATGTATTTGGAACTATTATAGTTTCGGACTTGGCTTTGAGAGAATCATTTTTTAAATCCTCAAAAAACTTCCCAATTAATCCATTTGATTCTATTTCAAAATAATTAACTAAATCAGAATGTTTATAACACATAATACTGAATATCGACTCTTCAGTACCCATATATCCTTCATCTAAAGTTGATTTTAATAGTCCATAATAAATCCCATTAATATCCGTAATGGTGTGTTTTGGTCCTCCAAAAAATCCACCTCTAGCAACTTTATTAACCTTATCTCCAGCAATTGAATTTAATTTATTATATTCAAATCCATGTATTTCATTCTCGGCATCATATGGAAAACAAATAAAACTAAACTTTGATATGTATTTGGATAGTTTATCCAACACTTTATCGTGTGTGAAATATCCTGGATGTACAGTATTGGTAAGACCTCCATCAATCCAAAACATATATTCAGAATTAAATTTATCCATAATCTTGGCATCATGTAAAAGAAACACTTTTGACATAACCAATGGATTATAGTTTTCTAATCTAGATTGAGTCGATTCTCTCAACCATCCTGCCAAACCTTTCCAATTCTCACTATTTCTAATTCTTTGTATTTTATTAAAAAATTCAGATTCTCTAAACCATGATAACGGTCTTAAAATAAATTGAGTGTTTTCAGGACTTCTTCTTTTTGAAACAAATTCTTGGAGCTCTTCGTCGCCAAAAATTATTAGATTCTCATCTATTTCTAATAGTTTTTCAAACTTATCTAAATAATGTTGGTATGGTCTTGACCATCCCTCGGTAAGTTCTCCTCTACCAATATCCCAAATCCCTGTTACTAACGTTATATTACTCATATATTCTATTAATTTCTTCTAAGATTCTAAAAAAGCTTTTATTTTTTTCGAAAAGTTCATCGGATGTTCCCGAAGGTGCATTATCTCTACACCACCAAATATCAAAATGTTTTCTTTCAAATAATTCTTTATGGTTGAAATACATTAATGTCATTATAGGTTCTTCATGATGAAGGTGTTTTGCATCTATAATCGTTTTTTCAGCATACGATTCAAATAAATTAACAACCTCATCCCACTTATCTCTATGTCCACCAAATAAACCGCCAATAATATGAAGACTTCTATCGTACTCTGTATACCATTTAGGGTGTAATGTTTGAGACCAAAAATTTCTATCATTATCTTTACCTATAATAAAAAATTTATCGTTGGTATCTTCGATTAGGTTAGATAAAAAATCGTTATTAAATAATGTAGATTCATAATATCTTCTTTCGGGGTGAGTACCTACAAGATATTTTACAGGAATGAGTCCGCAATGGGATAATCCAGCATCAATCCAATAATAATAGTCATACGATTTATCCTCATTCCACCACCAATGAAATTTAGAATACTGAATTTCGACACATCTATCAGATTTTTTAGTTTGTTCAACATTTTTATATTCTTGAATTAAATGTTGAAATTTTGTTTTTGATATGTCAAAGACTTGAAATTTTAATTTTTCTGGCGATATCAAATGAGTCTCGTAGAAAAAATGTTTTAATTTATCTATTTCTCTCTCTGAAGTGTAGCACAGAAAATCTGCGTTTGTCATTTTTAAAAGAGATAGTAAACTGTAAATATAATGACCCGCCCTTCCAATCCTACCTCCAAATTCGGTACCGTATAAGTCACTATAGATGGAAGTTATAAATTTAACCTTAACTGACATAATAAAATTCTTTATGTTCTTTTTTATTTTTTAAATCTTGTGTTAGTGTTCCATTTAAATATTCACCAGGTATTTTACAAGGACTATATAAATTCCAATTATATGTTTGAGTATAAAAATTATTATACATTCCTCCTGAAACATCTGACCAACTACTCATTTGTGGTGCAATTGGAAGTATGGGAGTATAACTTTGTTTAAATGGTAATACAAATTGATATATATAATCATCGATCGCATAATAACCCAAGATTTCGGGTTTTTCCATTTCAATAACTTTATCATAAATTGAGTTATGATAAATTATCATATTTGTTGCAAAGATACCTCTTTCATAATCTTTTTTTGGAGGAAGGTTTGTTATATCTAAAAACAAAGTAAGTTCTTCGCAACGATTAACTGGTCTGTTTAATGTTGGAGACAAGTTTATAATTCCAAATTCAAAATTATTGGTTTCAATTTCAATTCTACTAATTAAATCTTTTGAGTATGGTAAGAATGTACAGTCATCCTCAATCACCATAATTGATTCATAATTTCTTTCTTTTGCGATTTTTAATATCTCAACATGAGATAATGTACATCCACCATGATTATTCAAATCAATAGCTTTAAACAATTCAAAATCCCATCCGATATAGTCCATCTCTTTTTTGATATGTTCTAATCTATCGGGTCGTCTTTCTAAATTTACCACAAATTTTGGTATATTATTAAAATTCATTAACTTACAACATTGTGATTTAATTGACCTGTGATTCTATCACACCATCCCTTTGATTCCGAGTGCGGCCAAACAACCCAATATGTAGGTAATTCAGTTGTTGGGAACTCTCTCCAAATTTTACAATATTTATCAGGATCTCTCATATATCCTTCAATTTCTTGTTTAGTTGAATCTTTTCTATAGAGAGTTTCATCTTTTGAATTATGGAATGCAACAACCCAAAAATCATAATCTTTTTCAGGTACTTGAGAGTATCCAATATCGATACAATGTTTAAATATGGTTGAGAACGAATTTTTCCAGTCTTCCTCTGTTTCAAAATTATACGGACTTGGCGGGTAGTTCTTATCTAAACAATTTTTATCAACCGCTCTTTTTTCAAATAATAACCCGGCATATTTTTCATAATCCCTTAAAGTCCTTATAGTCCCAAAACCATACGGACCATCGTGACCTTCTTGGATTTCTCCATCCATACCGAATAATTTTCTATTTGTTAAATGTGAATGTTTGTTTTTATCTCCCCACGTTTTATCAATATCCCACTGTTTCGTTCTACCTTTACGGGTATATTCATGATAAACAACAGGAATGTGTGGGTGAAATAAATCATAACCCCAAGTATACGCTCTTGCTGCGATTGAAATTTCTTCACCGTGAAAATAATATTCAGGATTGTGTTGAACCTCTGTTGAGAATGCGCCTAATGTAAAACAAAAGTGAGCAGAATAAAATCTTGCTGGAACTGGTTTGGTCATCTCTCTCCAACCTGGAATTGTTTCAGGTAAAAAGAATACCGCACCTTCAGGAATAAATCTATCGAATACCATTCTCCAAGCATCTTGAGCCCGTCCCGCAGGGTCATTTTCAGGGTCAAAAGATGGAACATAACCCGTAAGTAAAGGTTTCTTGTATCCATCTTTTTGGAGACCCTTAATCATTTTAATTAAGATATCATCCCAATCTTTAATAAATCTCATGTGGGAATCAATTTGCATTGTATATGTTTCACCATCATATAATTGCTGACATAAATTACGAGCCCAGCAAACTCCCTTGGATTCCTCATATGGAATATCTAGAATTTTAAACCTTTTATCTCCTCTCCATTCATCTAAATTATCAAAACCATCAGAAGGGTTAAATTGTCTTGCAATTGAAAATACCAAGTTCTTTGGTTTTTTTGCATTAGCTAACATATCCTTAATAGTTGGAACTAATTGTGGATCACAAAAAGCTGCGCATTGTATAAAAATTTTACTCATATTATTATAGATTTAGTATTAATAATAAAAAATATAATAAAAAAGAGTATAGAGGTATTACAATATTTTATTGGTTTTTTTTAAATTATCTTTAGCCCATAATGGCTGAAGATTAGTATAGTGGCAGAGTTTATACACATCTTTTTCTGTTTTCGCAGAACTCAATGGAATTATGTGGTCAATGTGCCAATCTCCATGATTATCCCACGACATACCAACAATAAATTTGGACTCTAAATATTCTTTAAGGAATTTAGGGGAGCATCCAATATAGTTAAATGTTTTATTTTTCTTTGTTATATTTTTTATTTTTAGAAATTCATATAATCTTGTCCTTGAAATACATGATAATTTATAAATGATATCTGTTTTTTTTCTATTTTGAGAATACTTGTTATTTCGGAAATTTTCTTTATCAGAATTATTTGAATAATATTTTTGTTTAGATTTTTTTATTTTATCTGGGTTATTTGTTGCCCAACGAATCTTGCGGTCATTTTCTTTAATAACATTCATCCTTGAATATTTTTTCTTACACTCCTTACATCTATACTGATACCCGTCAGTGGTTTTACTTTTATGAAACTCGCAAACATCCTTTTCAATTTTACAACCACTACATATTTTTTTTTCCATAATACTCCTTTAATGATTTATCAAAAAATCTTGATGGAATTATTTTATCTTTTTTTAGTTGATTAAATAATGTTCTATCAATACTAATTCCTATTTTTATTTTTTTATCTTCTTCTGATTTTTTTATCCTCCCCATGTAATATACATATCCGCAAATATAATAAAAGTCATACTTATTTAATGTAGGTACAAAAAAAACCCTCGATAATGTCGAGGGTTTGTATTTTTTTATTTTAATAAATTTAACAACTAGTTGGTCCACTTTGAATACCGCTTGCGTTATAAACATACGAAACTGTACCATTAGACACAAATCCATCATACGATAATTGTGTTGATAATCCCGAATCAGTATAGATATAATCTCCATTAACCAAAGATCCGAAAATTTTACTTGTATAATATACGGTTCCACCTGTGGTATAATTAGAACAAGCCCCCGCATATGAAATAATATCTTGACCCAAATAAGTTTCAAATAATGACTGAGTTGGTGTAGGTGTTGGTGTTCCTGTTGGTGTTCCTGTTGGTGTTTCTGCTGGTGTTTCTGCTGGAGTTCCTGTTGGTGTTCCTGTTGGTGTTTCTGCTGGTGTTTCTGCTGGAGTTCCTGTTGGTGTTTCTGCTGGAGTTCCTGTTGGTGTTTCTGCCGGTGTTCCTGTTGGTGTAGGTGTTGGAGTAGGTGTTGAAGGTGCGGTTGTGGACGGTGTAGGTGTCGGACCTGTAGGAGGAAACTCACCTTGATTATTAAGTATTACACCATTAACATATGATGGTGCAATTGAATACGTGTTATTTATTAACCATATATTCTTTGTTTGATTTGGTTCCAATTCAACTTGATATTCCCACATTGAATCATCACATCTTCTATAATTAAAGTTAATTACTGTTGTACCAGTATTCGTTAACGTATATTTACTACATGCCATATTTTATATTTTATTATAAATATAACAATACGATAATTAATTCTTATAATGTTTGAACGTTTCCAAAAAATTCAAAAGTTATTGTGTTAATGGGTAATTTTATATAGTATAAATTCCACCAAAAGATCCTGTTCCGTTATCGTATTGTGGTGATGTAGGACCAGTTCCTGCAACATAAAATTCAATTGCATATGTAACCCATGCGGTTGTATTCGCATTTGTCCAAGTTAAGGTTGCTGCAGTTTGACCTGTGGCTCTTTGTACGGTTTCTAATGAGTTTGCAGGTGTATTGTATGCAACCTCACTAATTTCCGTAAATGATGTTGGTGCGGTCCATTGTGCTGTTGAGTTGGTTGCGTTTGTTGCGAATGCCAAAATACCATTACCTGTAAGTGGTGCGGCACCAAATACTGCAGTAGGGTTGGCACCGGTACCCGTACCTGTCGCTGTTTGTCTAATATAAGGTACATTTGTTCCCTCTTGTCCTGTAACCCTCACGCAAGATATAATACATCCTGTTGCAGCAGCAGATGGTAAATATGAAGGTGTTGTTGATGTCGCAGCACTTGCTAATGCATACCATATTGATATAATATCTGCACCTGCTGTTTTGGTAAATGATGTTAATAATGTCCATGTCCACCCACCACCACTTAAAGTTCCAACTGTAGAGTTACCACTACACAAAACATAACAAATTAAGATATCACCAGCAACAGGAGTACCGGCATTTCCCGCATATGCTGTTGACTGATTTGTAGTGTTAGCATTTGCTGCGGCTAATTGTGTGAATGCTAATGGCATTATTAATAATATTGTTTAAAATCGTTATTTTTTAGATAGGTGATGATATCGTCATCTGTCATTGTATTTGGAAATGTGTAATATGCCCTAACTCCCCAATCTACTGTCACCCCATCATCTTCAATTTCTCTATAATATCCAATACAAGTGATGGTTCCATCACCATTATCTACTCTATCTTCAACTGTTAATTCGTTTGTCATTATACGTAATATCCATTTAATTGAACATATATCGTCATAGCCGCCGAGGTTGTTATCAATAAACTATTATTAACTGCCGCAGAATAATATGGGACAGAAAATGTTTTTGAAAAACCTGGTCTTGACGTTGTTGATGGTGCGAATTCACCTCTAAATATCGTTGGTGTTATTTGGTTTGTAAATGCTGTACCTGTAGTTGCATCATAAATTGTAACGATACCTGCGGTAGTACCACCTGCCATAACAGTTAAATCTGTAACCGTATATCTTTTACCTGTTGGTGGAGTTAAAACCGTAAGTGAAGTTAATGTTGTTGCAGATGCAATTTCTTTATGCCACAAAGTATAACCAAAGTTATGTGGGGCAAATCCTGTATCCAATCCACCTAAAAATGGTTGTGCCATTGAACCATTAAAGGCATGTGCCATAGTTGCACCAAGTGTTGCGGTTGTTCTTAACCTAATTGATCTAAAATTTGACGACAAGATTTGATAATTATTTCCCAAAATCGGTGTGATGTTAGCACCTGTAACCCATACGTCGTTAGTACCGTCAAAAACTTCGGGAATACCCCAGTTTGTGCCATCCCCCGTTCCTTCCACAGTAAACGTACCTGATGTTGTTGTTCCTACGGTTACCATAACCGAACTTGAACCATCTGTATTAAACACAGATGTTGAGTTTGTTGCGGTTCCTAAATTAGATGGATTGTTTCTTAATGCGTACCCAGGCCCAATACCTGCGGCAAGAACTCCAGGTGTTGTTATATTGTCGGTAGTTCCTGACACAGCGTCAACACCCCTCATTCTGTCCCATGTTGTATTATTATATACCATTCCCGCGGTTTCAACCGTTGTTGCACTAAAATTTGCAGTCGCATCTGCAACTAAAGACGCTAATGGAAATTGATTCGATGCAATTACGACCGGTGAACTACCTGAAGATTCTGCTTGTCCGTTCGGATTATTTGGATTATATGCCATATTTTATACTTATTTTAAAATTTATACTATTAACCAATTTGAGTTATCTGATACCAACGTTATGGATTCATAAATCCTAACCAGAGTGGCGGTTAAACCTTCATCTATTGTTTCTGACGCACTTCCATCCACAGTTAGATTTGGCGTTCCTGCAATTTTTTTAATTATTATGGTGGCTTTATTACCAACCGCTGTTGGCAATGTAACGGTAAATGCACCTCCAGTTGTATTACATAGAACTATTTGTGTTCCTGTTGTTGCGGTTGCGGTATATGTCGTTGTTACCGAGTTTACCGTATATATTGATGACCCACCTGCAACTGTCGCCCATTGAACTCCTGTTGCGGTTGAAGACAACACTTGATTGGTAGATCCTGTTGAGTTTGTACTATCATATAAAAAATTATGTAATCTTGTACCACCGGTAAGAACGCTAAATACTGTTGTTCCTCCTGTGGTTGCAACCGCCCATAAAGTTGCGTCAACGTTATCGGTAACAGTTACAATAGGACCGGTTGCACCACTAATAGTTAATAGATTATTAGAACTATTACCTGAAATAATTACTTTACCATAAACCGTGACTCCCGTGGCTTGTATGTCCGATGTATCAAATATTGCCATATATTATAAATAGTTAATCTATTTTATTTTTAACTTAATGTTATAACGTGTGTACCTGAGAATGTTACTAAATATTGTGCAGTAATATTCGCAGTATCCGCCCAAGCATATGTACTAGTACCACTAGGGAATGCACCCGTACTACTTACAAAACGGAAAGCACCCAAATACATTCCACTATCACCAGAATAACTATAGAATTGATTAGTGTTTCCAACATTAACTTTGGTTGTTGACACCACATAATATCCATTAGTTTTTTGATATGTTCCCCATACATTACTAGTTCCAACACCTCCAGCGTTATCCATTCTAAACCCAAAGAAATTATTACCACCATTTATTGTGCTAAATGGATACATAAGAAGTGTTTCGTTTAATGGATTTGTTAACGCAGTATCAAAATAATATTTTTTACCATATGCAATTTGACCTAATGTTAAACCTGATGTGTATATTGGGGTGGTACATGTTTGCCCTGTAATTGCATTATTTCCAGGGAAATAAGTTGGGGTTCCAACATATCCAATTAATTCGTAACTAGCAGGTGGGGTCGCGCTTGGTGTATATGTTGGTGTTGGAGTAATAGTTGATGTTGGAGTGAAAGTTGGAGTTACGCTCGAAGTAGGTGTTACACTTGGAGTTACACTCAAAGTAGGAGTCACACTTGGAGTCACACTTGGAGTTACAGGTAGTTCATAATTTAAAATCAAACCTTGATTTATGGTAACTACCGATCGATTAATTGTTATTGCCATCATGATTCTCCATTAATTATTGCAATCCAAGAAGTAGTTCCTGCTAACGCACTATTACTATTGGAGTTTATTGTAAATCCTCCCGTTGTTTTGGATTCTGTAGTCCAAGTTCTTGCGTCTTCACCTGTAACAACAATTGCATATGTTGTTGCAGAAAACGCCGATGTAAAGGTTACAGAAGCTTTCCTTGGAGTTCCTGTAAATGATGAATTTGCCACTAACCCAGATTTTGTTGTTATCCCTCCAACGCCGCTTGTACCTGATGTACCCGATGAACCAGACGAACCAGATGTTCCTGAACTACCTGATGTTCCAGATGATCCAGAAGTTCCTGAAGAACCTGATTTACCTGAAGATCCGGATGACCCTGAACTTCCGCTAGTTCCTGAAGAACCACTAGAACCAGATGTTCCTGAAGAACCACTTGAACCAGATGTACCACTTGAACCAGATGTTCCTGAAGAACCACTAGTTCCTGATGATCCAGAAATTCCAGAAGAACCGCTTGAACCAGATGTTCCCGATGAACCAGAACTTCCGCTAGTTCCCGATGAACCTGAACTTCCACTAGTTCCTGAAGACCCTGAACTTCCGCTAGTTCCCGATGATCCGGATGTTCCTGAAGAACCACTTGAACCAGAAATTCCTGAAGAACCAGATGTTCCTGATGATCCACTTGAACCTGATGTACCACTAGAACCTGACGAACCACTTGTTCCTGATGTCCCTGATGAACCAGATGTCCCTGAAGAACCAGATGTTCCTGATGAGCCGCTCGAACCAGAACTTCCACTTATTCCACTAGAACCTGATGACCCTGATGTTCCTGAAGAACCAGAGCTTCCACTAGTTCCTGATGATCCACTTGTTCCGCTAGATCCAGATATTCCTGATGAACCAGATGTTCCTGAGCTACCGCTAGTTCCATCTATACCGTTAACACCACTTAATCCTGAAGTTCCGCTTGATCCAGATGACCCTGATGTTCCTGAAGAACCAGAACTTCCACTTATTCCACTAGAGCCAGATGTTCCTGAAGAACCTGATGTACCACTTGAGCCAGATGTTCCTGAAGAACCAGAACTTCCTGATGTGCCGCTAGAACCAGATGACCCTGATGTTCCTGAAAAACCGCTAGACCCTGAAGTTCCTGAAGAACCAGAACTTCCTGATGTACCGCTAGATCCAGATGACCCTGATGTTCCTGAAGAACCAGATGTACCGCTAGAACCTGATGTACCGCTTGAACCAGATGAGCCGGAGCTACCTGATGAACCTGAACTTCCACTAGTTCCAGACGAACCACTTGAACCTGATGTTCCTGATGAACCTGATGTTCCTGAAGATCCAGAGCTACCTGATGTTCCTGAAGAACCAGATGTACCGCTAGAACCTGATGTACCGCTTGAACCAGATGAGCCGGAGATACCTGATGAACCAGAACTTC